ACTGCTCTAAATGTTATTTTAGTATTTCTTTTAGCAAATTCTGCTGTTAACACATTAATAACATTTGGTATAATTGGGTAGAACTTTAATTCTAAAGCACTTGGGTCTTCTTTCATTAAGGTGTCTACCAAGTCTCTCATTTCATTATCATCCTCAATTATGTAGTCAGTTTTATCAATTACACCTTTAGCTAACTTATAATTCTTCATAAGTCTTCTAGCATTTCTTCTGATTTGCTTAAGACCATTCCATTCTAACCAGTCAAGATTCCAGGATGCCCACTCAGCATCTTTCTCTTTTTTTGGTAAAAACTGTAAAGGTTGGGTTATAGAACCCATTCTATTATACTCAGCTTTTTTTCCAGATTTCATCTGGAGTGCATTTAATACTTGCATAGTTATCTTATATTTTTAAAAGGATTTCTTGGTGGTCTATTACCAATAGATCCATGCCCCATACCAATATGCTTGAAGGGGTTGTTAGTAAATTTATACAAATTTTTTGACTTTTCCAAGCTTTTTTTACCTGTGTCCTCAAATCTTTTCATAATACCCCGGTTAGCTTCCTGAACTTTAGCAAAAGCTATAAGGGCTCCAAGTGCTATTAATCTATCCACATTGAGTCCTTCTCTGTAGTGAGTCATCTCAACCATAGCCATAATATCAGGTATTCTCTCTATACCATAGGTTGTTCTTACAACGGTTCCATCATCTTTAGTTTCTACATCAACTTCTTCTTTGCAGAAATCTATAAGATATGGTAGAATGTGAGTTGTAAATAAAGTCCCGGTATTTCTCCACCCATACTCTTCATAAGTAGACTGGGTATATTCTATGTCTTTTCTAAAAGTAATCTGACTTTTAGGGACAAGATACTTCTGTTTTCTTTTCTTAATCATATGAGTAATAAATCCAGGAACATTACTTTCTACAATAGTCCAAGCATTATAATACTCAATTATGTGCTCAAGTCTTTCATGAGTTTTGTTAACATCATCAAATCTACCACACCAGCTAGCTACAATTTTGTCTTGCTCAATGTAAGTCTTTATATCTTCACCGTCTTTTCTAGTTACTTCTATAGGAATCTTATATATGTAAATAGAACACAAAGATTCTGAACTAGTAGTCTTACCTTGTGACACGGGGTCAATAGATGCATAATAAGTTCCCCACTTGGCAACCGGGTCTGGTCTCTCATACAATACTATGACACCGGTTTTATCCTCAGTATTCTTACTTATAGGAAATTCTTTAATAGGTATTTTTCTGCTTTTCTCTACAGCAAAACTACCATCAGCATTCTTGTTAAGTTCCACATACTCAGTAGAATACTCCTTTTCTTCAATTCTTCTTTTCTGAGCATTAACCAAATGCATAGGAAAAACAGAGACTGTTCTTGTAGCAAATGCTTCTTCTATATTTCTAGGGTGCTGAGATAACTCTAACTGAAAATCTTCTGGAGATAAATCTTTCTTCTTCTTAACAAAATACTCATCTAAAGCTTTTAGTGCTTCTTCTACCTGAGAGTTACCATACTCATCTACATAAGGAGGCATAGACCACTGCTCTGGAATAAATAATCCAGACTTACCAAAAGTTCCTTTATCATCTATAAGAGATGACTCTACATAAAAGATATCATTAGCTTCTGGGTGTATGATCATTTTTCTTAAAGGTTCACACTGATTTAAATCACCTACAGATCCAGCAGCTATGAAAGTACCCGTGGTAATCATACCTGATTTTAATGCAGGTTTCATATAACCATAAGTCTCCATCATGTGAGGGGCAATCCCAGCTTCTTCATGGAAGAAGTAAGTACAGGGACCACCTACACCTGCAGTAGGATCTTTCTCAAAAGATGTTCCTTTAAGTACACCCTTTAAACCTTTAAGAGTTTTTCTATTAGTCCCGGGCACAGTTGTCTCAATCTGTTGTTGCCAGTCAAGAACTTTACCAGGGTTCATAGGTCTTAACCAAGCAGTGTTATCATCTAAGAAGTTTCTATACTCATTTAAGAATCTCCAAGTATCCTGAACATATGTCTTAAGACTACCTCCTATTTTTAGGATAGGAGTTTCCTCAAACCAGATACAGTTGATAAGTTTAGCTGCATGAAAGTAAGAAGATGCTATCTGTCTTTTCTTTAAAACAGCAGCATGCTTATAGAATAATTCTGCAAGAATTTCATAGAGTGCTAAGTGATATTGAGCATCTCTAACATCCGGGAAAGAGAATCTTCTTATCTCTTTGTTATTAATAGGTAAGAAGTTTAACCACATGTAGTATTCTCTGGTAAGATACCATGTGTTTTCCCCACTCTTAAATATTACACCTTTTCTGCATTTAACTTTTTGGTCATCCCAGTATGTAATAAAGTCTTTACTTTTTACAGGAGCTGCACAATAAAACTTTTGGTCATTGTACTTTCTAGCTTCTGCATTAAAGACAAAAGCAGTTTCATCAAAGTTATACTTACCAGGTTCTTTAAAAATAGATAGAACAAAGTCTCTGAACTCTGTTCTACTAGCATAACTAGTAGTAGTCCAAGTACCATTATCCCAGGTAGGTATATCTGTGTAGAAATACTTATCCATTTAAAAGTTTTTTAATCTTCTTAGAATCTCCATCAGTTTTAGTAATAACGTCTACTAAGGTACTGTGTTTTTTAGAAGTTAATACATCTTTTAATGTACCATTAAAATAATCAGCAATTTCATCTCTTCTAATTGCTGCCCATGTTTTTGATATGTGGTTATAGTGAAACAACCAGTCATATAAGTTATCTTTATTGATCATATGCTAAAGAGCCTCCACCTCTTGTTCTAGTTTGTTGTTCATCTTGTAAATCTTTATATGCACCTTTGAAAGATTGTCTAATACCTTCAAAGTTTTTAGCAGCACTAACTAATGCTGTAATGTTTCCATCTCTACCATGAGTAATAGGTGTTTTCTCCATGTAGATAGCTAATCTATCTAACATAGAACTAATACCTCTATATGCTCTAGTTGTAGGAGTTTCATATAATTGTACACACTTAGCTAATGCATTAATAATTAAATCATCTTCTGTACTAAACTCTGCTTCAATGTCTTGTAGTATAATTTGTTCTTTGTCATCTTCCGGGATATTAAAATAAGGATTAAGATCTGGATTAGGACATGTCATATAGAATAGATAAGAATATACTTTTAAGTAATCATCTGGAAACTCATCCATGATTTTCTTTAAAAAGCTAAGAGTATAGCAATGCTCTGTAGGAATTATTTTACCGTTTTGTAGATCTAGTAGTTTTATCATCTTTTTCTTTAATTAATTTTTTAACAGTAGGACAAGGTTGTTTTTCTTTTTTCTTCCAAAACTGTTGTTGTTGGTATTCATCATTGCTCATCATCTTCAAACTTTACTTCTGTATAAAATGTTATTAAAAAGTCTTCATAAGAAACTTCAATGCAAAAACTTTGACCATTATCTAAGTATATGACTGTATAAGGTTCAGTTTCACCTTGATCATTTACAGATTCTCTAAAAGCTATTAAAGAAGTTATATCTACTGTAATTTTAGCAAAAATTAAAGACTCAATACCTAAGTCTTCTTTAAGTTTACTATTTTCTAGCACTAAGCCATATTCTTTAAATACTGGTTTCATTTTTTATCTTGTATATAATTTATCATTGCAATAACTTCATTCTTCAAGTAAGGTACTTCATATGGTACTACAGTCTTTACTATAGGTTCTCCATTCTCATCTTTTTTATGGATAGGATAACCAAACTTATCTTCACCCTCTTTCTCAAATATTACATGATGCAAAAACATTTTACCTGGTTTATACCTAGGATTGTGTTTTAGGATTATGTACATATAAGTGCTGAGCTGTAAAGAGTAGTGATTAAAGTTACAGTCATCAAGATGTTCACAAGGTCCAATCATTTTTTGAGACTTACCTTCCCAGTTTACAAAACTAGCTTTCTTAATCTCTTTGTTGGTCTTGTAATCTACAATCTCTACTGTGTCTTTAACAACTTCTATTTTATCAGACTGTCCACAAATACCTGCTGACTTTAAATATACAAAATGTTCTGGATATATACCCTCAGTAAGTTTTTGATTTGGTGCCATTTTAACATCACCATCCCATATAGGTTTAATAATAGGAATATCTCTACCTTGTCTTTGAATTGTATCAAAGCTAATTAGGTCAGACTCTCTTTGGTCATGATACCAAGACCCATCTGTAACAGCTCTGTCACCTTCTTTAGCCCAGTATTCTTGTATCTCTTCAGGTTTAAGTCCATACCACTTTGATCTTGGGTTTTTACTAGACTTGATAGAAGCAGCAACTGGGTCAAATGGTTGTTTAAACCTTCCTACAAATTTAGTAACACTTAACCAGTCAATGTTCTCATTAGGATCAAGACTTTGGTATAAGTGGTTTTTTGCTGTGAATATTACTGACATTTTGAGTTGGTGTTTGAGTTGGTTTTGAATTACTAGTCTTTATCAGGATTATAGTTTATCTTAGTATAATACTCATCCTCTTCTTCATCAGTCATAAGAGCTCTCCACTTAGGACCTTTTGGGTGTGGACACTCTGATGCTAGTGATCTTGCTTTTAGAGATAGCTTACAACCACATTCTCCACAACAAGGTTGAGTCCCTGGTAAAACACATTTAGATCCTTCTCTGTCTATCAAATCACAATCATTACAAATAGCTAATCTATCATAAGCAATTCTTTCTATCTTAGGATGTCTTACCCAAGTATTCTTTAATCCTTCAAGTATCTGGAGTTTGTTCTTCCAGATTGTCTTTAACTTTTTTATCATACCTCTCTGTTTTGATTTTATTAAGTCTTTCCTTTTCTTTGTCATCAGCTTTCTTAGCTTTTTCAAGTAGTTCTATCTTAGATTCATACTCTTTTCTAACAGCATACTTTGCAAAGTGACCATCTAGTTTATCTATGATGTTCTTGTAGTTAGCTACTGTTTCATCTATCTTCCAGGTCTTTAATTTAAAAGTACCTAAATTTAGTATTTCTATAGAGTTCTCATCTATACTACTTATTGACTTTCTTACCTTTTCCCAATAAAAGTTTATAACATCATCTACTAATTCTTGTGATAGATTTAGTTCTTCAGCTACAGACTTTTTAAACTCCTTTGCTTTCTTGGGTATCAATGTGATAAATTTTATAGTTTAACAATATGTTACCCTCTAGTTGCATTTGGAGTTCTCTATTAAGCTCTACAGTCTTGTTGTGTCCCAAACCCTCTTTACTAACAATATTATAATTTATCATTTTGGTAAGACAGTTTCTTACAGTCTGAGGTGTTTTAAATATTGTCTTTATATAAAGAGAGTTAGGTTCTTTCTCCCGGTTCTCGGGATCACAACAAGCATTACAAAAATTAGAAAGCTCAGTCTTTTTATTAAGACCTAATAGAGTAAGACAGTTCAAGTCTGATTCACTAAGTGTTATTCTCTTGATATAACAATAAGTGATTATCTGGAATTTGACAATCTCTTCCAGAGTCATATTGACCTTTTTATCTACAATATTAAACTTAGCCATGTTGGTTTGATTGACTTAGTTAAGCTTTTTTTAATTTTCTCTCTTTAGGGGACTGAGCAGGTTGCTCAGGTTGAGCAGCTTGTTCTTGTTCAGGTTCTGGTTCTTCTTGTTCATCTTGAGGACCTGCTGCCATTTGAGCTTGTCTGATAATCATCTCCATTCTCTTAGCACGGTGCATCTCAATCTCAGCAAGTAATCTTTCATACTCTGATTGAACTTTAAGTACTTCTACTTGATTTGTGTAGTATTCTACTACTTTTTTTCTTTGAGCAGATAACTGTTCTGGAGTTAATTCTGCTGTCTCTTGGTTGGTTTCCTGTGACATATTTATAAGTTTAAACTTTACAAATGTAAATAATTAATTTAAACTTACAAAGTTTAAAGTCTTATTTCTTCTTGAATAAGTAAACTATTAATATGAGAGACAGTAATAATAAGATTAAAGCAAAGAGAAATTTATTAGAATTTAGGAAGTCATACTTGAATACAGTCTTTTCTATAGGAACTGGTATTTCTCTGATTATTCTTATAGTATCACACTTCCCTGTAAGATATACGGTTGAGTCAGTAGTATTATAAAAGTATTTCATGGTAAGTCTACCTTCTTTTATAATCACTGTGTCTTTTTGGAAATAGTCAAATTTAAATACAGTATCTTTTTTTACTTGAGATATTCTTACAGTATCATGCACCAGAAGTGTGTCTTTTTCTAAAACATGTGGACATTTCTTTTTTATTCTAGTCATATGATAATCACATGAGCAAGAATAAAGAAATATAGATAAGATACTGATATATAAATACTTAAGCATTGTCTTCTTTTTTATCTTCTGTAAAGAAGTTTGTGATAAACTTACCAGCTACACCTAATACAAAAGCTACTACAATTATAGCTTTTACCTCTTTAGGAGTAAAGATTTCTTTCATCTTATCATACTCTAATAGAGCACCTGCTGTTATAAAAGTTCCGGTAGCTAAGATGGCATCACCTATTTTTCTCCACTTCTTAGGAGTTGGAGCCCAATATTTATCTTTTAGTTTCATGTTAGTGTTTTGTTGCTGCTTGTAATTGAATCTGAACTAGTTGGTCAACACTTGCTGAGAGCTTAGTCACTGTTTGTGCTAGTGTTCTTAGTTCTAATTGAGTAGTTTGTTCTAATCTTTTCACATCGCTGTTAAGCTGTTGCTCTACCAGTTCTATTCTACCTTTGTTTTTACCAACCTCTTCTATGGCTTTTTTGGTATCACTGTGGATTATCTTTAAAAAGTATCCTAATATTAGGAGCAGGATTCCAATTAGACCACCTGCTATACCCATAATAGTTTCTGCTAATTCCAATGTCATATGCATAATAAATAAATATAATAGTAATATAACAAATATAATGCATATATCAAAGTAATACAAAAAAAAAGGTAGATTAATCTACCTTTTGTATAACTTTTTCATTTGTCTTTTCTAGCTCTTTAGCTATTATTATTAAAGCTGTTTGGACTGCTTGGTGATCTTTAAGATTACCTACAAAAGCTGCTGCAACATTTTGAAGAATCTTGAGAGCTTCTTCTTTGGGCATTTGAACTTGTTCACTCATGGTTGTTGGTTTTTAATTATGCAAATATAATAATTATATTGTTTTTACAAAAGCAGGATCAGCTATTAAAAGATTACTAGATTGTCCTGGAGTTAATATATTTTGTATACTAGGATCTCCTTTGGATATTCCATTAGGTAAACTGTTAATATATCTTATACCTTTTGTGTTTGTAGAACTTTTTTTAGAATCAGTTATTACTAATAATTGTTGTGGTCTTGATAATGTGCAACCACTAATATTTACAAACTTTGCTATTTTTTCAAAGTTATCTGTAAAAGTTACTGTGCCATTTATAGCAGTATTTGTAGCTGTAATATTTGTTTGAGTAGTAGCATCTCCGCTAAAAAACTCATTCATATTTAATCCCATTGCACTTGTTGTATCTAAAACTACATTTCCCCACACCATTTTATTCATATTAGTTAATGTATGAGTAAAAGCTCTGTTTAATGTTAAAGTAGCTTTTCTTGCATCTACATTACCTTTAATTAAGTTAATAGTTCTTGATGCCCCAAGTTGATAGGAAATGCTACCTGTTATAGTTATTTTTCCTGATGTGTTAAAATATAAATTAGATGTAAAAGTACCTGCTGTTGATGGAGCTCTTAATTCTCCATTACCAACCATATAAAGATTTGCTGCTCCTTGACTTGCTGATGCTGGAGCATTATGATAACAACTACCACCAACATATAAATCACCTGTTATTCTACAACTACTTGTAGACCCTGAGAAAGTAGCATCATTAGAACAATATATTACCCCTGAATACGTTAAAGTAGTAGAGGTTTGACCACTTGATAAATTATTCATATTAAAATATGAGCAATAAACATCAAATGTTCCATTTATAGTTGAATTACCACCACAAGTAAAGGTTCTTGCATATAAATTAGAGGCTAAAGTTATAGAGCTTGCCCCACTTGTTGCAAAATAAAAAGTGTTGAAATTTAATCCTTCAACATTATATGTGCCACCTGTTACAACAAAAGTATTATTATTTGTTGTAACTTCAACATCTCCTTGTGTATAAGTTAAAGTTCCTACTGTATAATAAACATTAGCTCCTAAAGTTAAAGTACCACTTGCTTTATTTATTGTTAGGTTATTTGATAAATAAACTGCAGAACCATGTGTCCAACTTTGAGAACCTGTTCCATTTAACACTATAGGTGTAGATGCTCCACTTGTTGTTATATTGATAGCAAGATTACCTTCTACATTTATAGTAAATGCTCCACTTAATACAACAGTAGTTGTATCAGTTGTTAGATTACCAAATATAACATTTGATGACAATGTTATGTTTCCTCTCATTATTACACTTGTTTCCCATTTTAAACCTGCTGTAAAATTCAAATTAGCTCCTGTAATAAAATAACAAGAAACACCAGTTAATGTTCCTGCTATATAATTTACATTGCTTGAAAAGAAAGGTGTTCCAACAAAATTATATGTTCCTGCTGTATTAATTGTAAATGGAATGGCTATATAACAAAGACTATTAAAACCACTAATTGAAACTGTTCCACTACCAACCATATTAATTTGAGAGGATGTTCCATTGAATAATGAAATTCCTTGATTTTGCCAAGCTATGGTTAAATTTTGTGATATGTTAATTGTAGCATTGTTTATAGTTGTGTTATAACCCACACTTGAGTTACCACCACAACCAATAGTTAAAGTTGTTATATTTAAAATACTTGATGTTGGAAAATTTACTACATTGGTTTGACTACTAGTACCATAATTGTTATTACCAACACTGATAGTTGCTACAGAAGATGGAGTTAGAGATGAACCAGAAAAAGTTGTTGTTCTTGTGGCTCCGTTAAGATTAAGTGTATTAACCATTAAAGACATAGTTCCACTCCAAGTTAAGTTTGAAGATAGAGTTATTGTTGTTGTGCCAGTACCAGTAGTAGCAATATTATTCCAAGTAATTCCATTGGTATTAAGAGTAGTAGAAGCTGCTATATTTAAAGTAGATGTTCCTGCATTTACAGTTCCTCCACTTGCTACATAAGCTAATGTTCCTGTATTATAGTTTAGTGTTCCTGATAGAGAAAGAACTCCACCAGTTTTATTTATTCTTAGTGGGCATCTTAATTGGTGAGTACCACTTGCTGTTAAAGTTTGATTTGCACTACCAGTAAAACCAATATTTTGACCACCTGTAGTAGTGGTATATATTGTAGAACCTGATATTGTAAAATCACCACTCATCTTTAAAAACACAAGATTAGGTGTAAAAATATCAGCAGAAATTAAATTATATGTTCCTGTTGTAGTAGCTTGAAAAGAAACCAATCCTGTAACTTCAAGAGGATTATCTTCAAAATAAATAGTAGGAGAAGTTGAACCTGTTGCTCCTAAAGCAAATTTACAATTCCATATTTTATTATCAGTATTAAAAATAGAAAATGAAGCTGATGGTTTTGTAATTAAAACTCCACCTGTTCCTAAAGTTGTGTATACAGAAGCATTACCTAAATTAAATAAACCATCAGGTAATATAATATCACCCGCGCTAAAATTTATTGTACCTGTAAAACTACCCAAGTTTAAACCTGATGTTACTATTGTTAAATTTCCATTTAAAAGTAATGTACCTGTATACCCTGTTAATGTTAAAGTAGCACAAGTAGCTCCTGCAGCAGGAACTGTAACATTACCTGAAGAAGAATTAAGTATAGCAGTATCTGCTGCACCTGGTACTCCTGCTGGTGACCATGTTGTACTAACATTCCAAGCACCACCTGCTGCTACTGCTGTGTAATTTGCCATAACTTATAATTTATTAATAATCTCCTGCGTAAGGTGTAGCATCTAATTGATCACCAGAAGCATATGCTGTTGCTCCATTACACATAGTAATAACTAATTTTTGTGTAGATTTTAAAATTATTGGTTGATCAAATGTAATCAATGTTGTAGGTCTTGCTGTAGTATTTGTAACATTGTTTCCTACCATACCTGAAAAAAGATATTCAGTAATAACTCTTGGATTAGCATTTGCTGCTATATCACAAATAAATATTCTTACTATTTTATTAGTAAAAGATGCAGTAGTTGCACCTGTTACTGTAGCAGATGCAGTTAATCTTACACCATCTACTCTTGTACCATTAGTTCCTGCTACTACTAAATCAAATGAGTCAGGTGTTCCAGTAGTTGTTAAAGTTGTAGTACTTGTATTATAAGCTGTTAATCTTGCCGGTGTTATATCACCTGATAATATAAATATTGGTGTTGTGTTTGCCATGTTATATTGTTTTTGTAAAGTTAAATAAAATTATAATAATTAAATAATGCTGTTGATGTTGATGAACCACCTCCTCCAGATATTGTAGAAGCTGCTAGTAATCCTAAATTT